CTCCTGCGTCTTCTGGAGACTCTGCACCAACTTCTGAGCCTCAGCCGTCTCCTTCTTCAACTGGTTCAACTCCACCAGTAACCGAATCTTCATCCAGCGGAACGCCATCGACCAGCCAATCCACCACACCAGAGGCAACACCAACAACCACAACAGCTCCTGAGACACCTACAGTTACCTCCGTACAAGAGAAAATTGATACAGCAACAGCTACTGTTGCTAACACAATTATACCAATAGCAGCGGCTTCTGATACTGCTGTTGTAACAGCTGTTGCAGAGGCAACTACAGCAATTGCAGCGGCAGAGTCAGCAACAGCCGTAGCAGTAATTGCTGTTGCAGCAGTAGAGTCTCAAACAGCAGTAGTAGCCGTAGTAACGCAAGACGTTACTACTGCAACCGCAGTTGTTGCTACAGCCACAGCAGCAGTGGAGTCTCAAACAGCGGTAGTAGCAACAGATACAGCTGCAGTAGCAACAGCCACAACTGCTTTACAAGTAGCAACTACGCTACCCGCTAACGCTATTACCTATACAACACCTGGTTATGTAGCCCCAGTTGCCCCAGCCGTTCCTACTGTTACAACAACAGTTCTTCCAGCAATGGGAGATGACGCTGCAAAAATAACAACCCCGTTTGATATTAAAATGGGAACAACAGTATTTGAAGGACAGGGAACAGACAGTCAGATATATGTAAGCCCTAAAGGAATTATTTCATTTGGTGGAAAAGATTACACATACTGGGACTGGCCTAACATGAAGCCAAATGGTATTTATGTATTTCAATCTGACTTTATGAGCAGTGGTACAGATGCAAAAATTACTGTTACTACAACAGAAACCACTTTAAGTGTGGATTGGGATGTGCATAAATGGGGAGATAGCCAAGGCCCTCTTACTAATATGAACTGGGATATGACAGTTAACCCAGCAACAGGTGAGTGGACTGGCATAGGAACCATGTCTGGAAGCACTGTTGTATACGGTGGGCCTAGAAGTGGTGTTAGACAAGACGGGGTTTTAACTCAACTAACCGCAGTAACTAATACTCAAAAAGAAGCCATAGTTGCAACCGCTACAACTACTTTAGCAACTGCTCAAACAACTCTTACTACTGATACTGCCGTTCTTGCAACGCTTACAGAAGTGAAAACAACAGCAGTGACAGCACTTGCAGAAGTTCAGACCACACTAACAACAGAAACTCAAACATTAACTAACCTCCAATCAGCGCAGAATATCGCTTTAACAACAGCAAATCAATTAGCTGACACTGCAATTATAAAAGCTGAAGCTATCGCTCCTGTGGTGTCCAGTACGAACTCTCGTATTGAAGCGGAGGCTCAGGCTGCTGCGCTACTAGCGGCTCAACAGGCTGCTGCTGCTCAGGCTGCTGCGGCTCAACAGGCTGCTGCGGCTGCTGCGGCTGCTCAGGCTGCTCAGGCTGCTCAGGCTGCTCAGGCTGCTGCTGAAGCTGCTGCTCAAGCAGCTGCTTCTTCTTCAACGCCACCTGCGCCTGTAGTTCCAGAAAACCCAACGTCTCCTGTTGTCGATGAGCCAACCACTCCTCCTCAGACAGATTCTGAAAGTCCATCTACTGAGCCTGATACAGAAACGCCATCAGAACCCACAGAAGAGCAACCACCAGTGGAAGAGCCCGAAGAGCCAGTCGTAGAAGACGAGGAGACTCCTTCGGAAGTCGAACCACCCGTGGAAGAAGAAGTACAACCAGAGTTACCAGAAACAGAGCCAGAAAATCCGTCAGAAGAATCATTACCAGAGGATATCACAACTGAAGAAGAAGTTGCTAGTCCTGAAGAGGAAGTAGTTGTTACAGAAGAGGAATCTGTAGGTAATGCAGTAGAGGACGTTCTATCTGATGGCAAACTTACAGCTGCTGATGCTGAAGATGTTATGGATGCACTAAACGCAGACGGTGAGGTTACCGCTGAGGAAGTTACAGCCCTAGTTGACGCCCTACAGGAAGACGGCAAACTTAGCGAGGCTGAGAAAGACCTAGTTGCTACAGCACTCATTGAGTCTGTAGCCCCAGGTGAGGCCCTTACAAAAGAGCAAATTCAAGATGCTGGAATTGAGTATAAGGACCTTCCAGCAGAGACACCTGTCGAGGTTAGGCAGGATGAAAACGGAAATGAAGTTATAATTACAGCAGACGTTGCTGCAGCACTCGTGCTACTAGAGAGCCCTGCAGAGTTAATTGGCGCAATATTTGATGACCCTGGTCAAGCCCTGAAAGCACTTGGAAGTATTGGTGCTGATATGTCCCCCGAAGAACGTGAAGAAGCAACCGAAATGGTAGTCGCTGCCGTTGTTGCTGCGGGCGCTGCTATTAATGCAGTTGGTGCAGCAGCAGGAGCTACTGGTGGAAGCACTGGTGGTTCAAGTGGTGGAGGAAGTTCTGGAGGCGGAGGCGCCTCTGGAGAGTCAAAAGGAACTAGGAGACGCAGAACTTGAAAATTATAAGAGACATGATTGACCAACTATGGACACTGCTTGGCATGTTCATTGCATGGGTAGTACTAGACGGTTCAGCAAAAACAATCGTTGGTTACGCAATTATTGGAACTTTGGTTGCTTGGGCTGTTACCTACCCACTACGAAACCCAAAAGATGAGGAATAAATGAAATCAATAGGAAACATTCTTCTGAGAATCCTTGCAACATTTGCTGCTAGTGGTCTCTCAGTAATTGGTGCAGGTGCCATTGCTGGCGTCGACACTATCACAGCAATAACAGTAGCTGGTTTAACAGCGGTTGCCGCAGTCGTAGAGAAGCTAGCACGTGGTTTTATGAATGACGGCAAGCTAGACCTAGAAGAAATTAATGCAGCGTTTGCAGCAGTTGATGTTAACTCTAAAACAGAAGCTGACCTAAAGGTAGAAGCTAAGCAAAATGGAACTGACATCATTATTTCTGCTCCAACATCAGGAAAGCCAGAAGGCGAAGTCCCTGAAGAGCAGCCAGTTGATGAAGATTGGGATAAGCGATAATGGCAGACCAAGGCACAGCAGCTAAACTCATTGAAGTTGCAACAGCAGAACTAGGAACCATTGAAGGTCCTAAAGACAACGAAACCAAGTACGGCGCTTACACAAAGGCTAACTTTCAGCCATGGTGTGGGTCTTTTGTAAACTGGTGCGCTAACGAGGCTGGAGTAAAGGTTCCTAATACCGTTTACACACCAGGTGGCGCAGCAGCGTTTAAGAAGGCTAACGCTTGGATTGATGGAGACATTGCAGACCCAGATGCTGGAGATATCGCGTATTTTGATTTCCCATCAGATGGCGTCGATAGAATCTCTCACGTAGGCATTGTTATCAAAGACAATGGCGACGGCACAGTTTGGTGCATTGAAGGAAATACCAGCCCAGATGACAAGGGAAGCCAAAGAAATGGCGGACAAGTTTCTAAGAAACTCCGTGCCTACAAGAAAAACCCTAAGAAGGTTCAAATTTCTATCGTAGGTTTTGGTCGACCTAAGTTTGGTGCCACACCAGCTGCAAAAGTAAAAGCAGCGGATAAGTGCCCAACCTGCGGTAAGTAATTGTACTATCTAACACATATCACCTTCCAAGGGGTGTTTCTTGTAACTTTGGTTGCAGTAATACTCCTTGGGTGCTGGTGGGCGGAGCGTGGATGATTCCGAGCGCTTAAAGCGCTGGACCTGCGCTTTATGTAATAAACGTTATGTAGTCCCTGATTTAGCCAGAATGTGCGAGGAGAAGCACCTACAATCAGAGTATGGGAATGATTAAACGAAACTCTAGAGTTAGCTCTAAAAACGTTACTATTGGCGGAATCGAATCCTTAGCTGCAAATGCTAAGACTGGCCGTTCAAAAGGCCTACCTAAAATGCAGTCTACACAAGCTGGCACTAATTCTATATTAAAAAGCCGTGCTAGAGCAGAGGCAAAAGGTAAAAAGTCAGCTCCAGTTAAAAAGGCAGCTCCAGCTAAAGCTCCATCTAAAGCTCCAGTTAAAAAGGCAGCTACCAAACCACCAGCTAAATTTAAAGAAAAAAAGCCAGAAGCCAAATCATTTGGTTTTGGCTCCGATACCGCACACCTTCCTGCCGTAGACCTCACTAAACTTGACGGACCACGAGTAAAAAATGGCAAAAAGTAGAAAATCACAGAAGGCTAAAATAACTTCTTCTGTCACTTCAGAAACCAAGTCTTCAATTAAATCTTCTATTTCTAGCCCTCGCCAATTTCGTGACCGAAAGACCTTTGTGACTTCTCCAATTAAGCCTAAGGACACGCATGCGCTACAATGGAGTCGTTGGAATCCATGAGAAAAAAAGAGTTTAAGTCGGCAAAAGTGAAAGTTTTGCATATTAGGGATTCCAGATTTGGTATAAGAAAGCTATTCTTGACCGATAAAGAAAAACCTAGCATAGGGGCTTGGAACAGACCAGGCCGCGGACCAAATGGCGAAAGCCAGAACTAGCATTTGAAAGGACTACCATGGCAGCATCATATCCAGGTTCCGTACGAGTATTTGATACTAAGTACAACATTACCGACACTGTAGACGCATCACACCCAAACTCACTTCAAGAAGAAGTTGTTGCAATCCAGTCAATTGTTGGTACTAATCCCCAAACCTCTGTAGCAGCAAACCCGTCCGCAACATTTAACGCTGCCTCTACTTCTTATGAAAGCTTAAGCGCACGTCTAGGTAATATTGAAAACGGCGTTGTTGCTGACTCCCACACCCAGTACCTTCGCAAATCTGCTGATGGAGATAGCAGCAACCGAGTAGATACAAATGGAGCAACCCGCAGAGGTATTATTGTTCGCGGTGCTTTAAATCAATCAGCCAACCTTCAAGAGTGGCAAAACAGCATTGGCGTTATTCAAGCAGCTGTTACCCCAGCGGGTCTTTATACAGGTACTATTAACGCTTCTAGTATTGTTGGCTCAGTTACCGCAATTCCTCAAGATGCAACTATTGAACAACGCACATCAAGCTTTACTGTGACTACATCCAGTAAAAACAATGTTATTTGGTGCACCAACACTGGCGCAGCTATGACTATTACTATTCCTTTAAACACATCAGTTGGTGGAAATTTTCCAGTAGGTTCTCAATTTACTGTTCTTAGAGGACAAACACAGACTGTAACTTTTGCTCCAGAATCTGGTTCTGTAACTATTGGCGCTACTCCTGGAAACTCACTACGTGCTCAGTGGTCTGCTGCAACAGTTTTAAAACTTGCTGACAACACCTGGACAATCCTCGGCGATTTGAGTGCTTAATGCGGGCAATAATTGGGTTAGTGGATTCCCAAAAAAAGGTACCGCCATCAGCTCCAGTTATATCAGCCGCTGAAGATACAGGTTCCAATCGGGATTTTGATAATGGTGCGGCTTCTTTAACTTGGGCTACGCCAACTTTTAATGGTAAGTCAGCTATTGTTGGCTATGACATTACCGCTACTGACGAAGACAACGCCACTGTTACTTTTAGCACAGGGGTTGTAAATAACTCTAGTATTTCAGGACTTAAGTCTGGTAAAAAATACACATATAGAATTAAAGCGCGTAATGGTGGCGGTTCTGGCTCAGATTCTGCTGGCAGAGGCCCAGTTACAGCTACTACAAAACCTGGTATTCCATTAAACGTAACCGCTGTTAATTTAAATAATGGCTCTCAAGCCACAGTAACCTGGACTGCGGGAGCTAACGGCGGTTCTACAATCACTGGCTATATAGTAACTACTTCTCCAGGAGGAGCAACCACTACTACAAGTAGTACTAACATAACAGTCGGTAGTTTAACAAATGGTTCCTCTTATACTTTTACAGTAACAGCTACAAATGTAAATGGTACTAGCTCTTCATCAAACGTATCCAACTCAATTACTATTACCCAACCAGTTGTTGTTTCACCGCCACCACCACAAACTGGCTGTACATCTTGTTATAGCGATTCTGGACAATCTTATTGCTCTGGCAGTAGTACTGTTATTAACCAGATAGACGGCTGCTGCGGCAGAGGTACGATAGTAAGAACCATCAGCGGAAACCCTTTGGGTTGTGGTGCAATTGCTGAGGTATTCCCTTGTCCTACAGATTCTGGAACATCTTATTGCTCTGGTAATGACTTGGTAATTAACCGAGTAGATTTATGTTATGGAACACCTCAATCGCCTAGAGTAGTTACCGCAAATGGCTGTGTGACAACACCTCCTGTTCGCACTCTTCTTTATTCATACACCGAGTACCGAGCTCAATGCTGCGGTCGTATGCTTATTGGAGTTTACTCAGACGGTACAGAGAGCAATTTAGGGTGTCAGAGTTCTTGCGGTGGTTTTGTTGTTACACCAACTGCACCAATTGTTACACCAACTGCACCAGTTACACCAACTGCACCAGTTACACCAACTGCACCAATTTTTACCCCTGTTCCTGGCATCTCTCCCGCTCCTTTTGGACCTGGAATACCTAATACTCCTAGTACACCATCAGCCCCATGGCCAGAGTATTTTTACGCAGGGCCTCCACCAGGCCAAACTGGAGCTCCAACAGCCCCAGTTCCAAGATACCCTTACTATTGCTTAGATATTAATGCCGCAATACCTACACCTGAGGGTGATAAGCGTTTGGCTGATTTAAAAATTGGCGACCAAGTTATTACCGCAAGATTTAAAGAAATTGACCCAGACGACCCAAATGCCGATTTAATTATTGATACTTGGAGTATTGATAACTTAACGTATGAGGAGTTAGATATTACAACTATTGTTAATATCCGTTCCTGGGAAGAAACTGGGCGCTACACTATCAACAATAAGATTAAATGCACTGGTACGCACCCATTTATTTCTAAAGAAGCAGCAGACGGGCGATATTACTACACTAGAGCCTCAAGTCTAGTAGAGGGAGATATGCTGTTTGATGGAGACCTTGAAGCTTGGGTACCAGTAACTAGCATTGACTACGAACCAAATGTAAGATTTACAGTAAGAACCCTTAGCACCGAGCCTTACGATATGTTCTTTGCAGAGGGTATACTAGTTCACAACAAGTAAAGGACCTGATATGGAACAAGAAGTTGTCGCACCAGGCATTGTTTTGTTTAAAGACATTGTACCTGACTATAAAGAGCTTATTAAAGAGATTGAATTTGTAGCCAACTCTCCATCTAAAGTTGTTAGATGGAAACGCGCTCTTGTAGGAAGCGATGCCACAGGCACTGCAAAAAGTGAGCATCGCAACAACTCTAGTATGGGCCTCAATGCTGAGTGGTCTACTCTAGAAAATCAAGAATTAGCCGCTGGCGGTCATCTTGCAGCAAAAATGGTAGGGCTTATGGATTTATGTTACACAGAGTACAAAAAAATATATCCCGCTGTAAATTCTGCTGAAATGCCTATTGCTCCTATTGTATTAAAATACCAAACTGGTCAAGAGTACAAAATGCATGCAGACGCTGGTGGAGGAAACAGTCGAGTTTTGTCTTTAGTTTGGTACGTAAATGATGACTACGTTGGTGGTGAGTTAGAGTTTCCATACTTTAATTACAAATTAAAACCACCAGCAAATTCTATGATTTTCTTCCCTTCTAATTATATTTACGCCCATATAGCCCACCCAGTACAAGAAAATACAAAGTACGCTGTTGTTTCTTGGATTTTAGAAGATATCCACAGTCATGCCTAAAGATTATAAGTATTTTGCAGACGATTCTCTTATGGGTACGCGGCCAGAGATAAAAGAGCCTATTTTTGTAAAAAATCTTTTAGAACCTGAGGTATTTAATAACGCTGTTAGCACATTAAACTCTTATACACCAGAAATGATGTCCTATGACAGGGCTTTTGGACGTTTTATGTTAAAAGACACTGTTGGAGCTATGCCAGACCAGTTATTAGAGCATTGTTTAGACAAAGCTAGGGAAATCTTTGGAAGCAGCACTTTATTACCAACTTATTCTTGTTATGTAAGGTACAAAGGCGCTAGGGCTAACCTTCGTCATCACAGAGACAGCAACGCTTGCACCTACACTCTTGATTTATGCTTAACTGCTAACGCGGATTGGCCTTTAGTTGTAGAAGAACAAGAATATCTGTTAAACCCTAATGAAGCGCTTTGTTTTTATGGGGAAGACCAGCTTCATTGGAGAACCCCATTCCCAGATAAAGAAAACACGGTAATTGATATGGTATTTTTGCACTATGTAGAGCCAGACCACTGGTGGTTTACACATGGCGCAGATTATCATCAAGTACTTTTGGCAAATAGAGAACCTGGTATGTAATGCCAATTATTAAGTTTTACCCAACTGATGACGTTATTGGGGGCTTTGCGCCCGCTCCAATACCCGCGGCAACTCAAGTGCCAGAGTGGTTTAGAAAACTATCTCCGTATCAGTCAGATAATAAAAGTATTGTAAAAGGGGACGACGGGGATAACCCACATAGTGGTTATTTTTTAAACACAACAGCAAAAAAATGCATGGCTATGATTGACACGTTTACAACTGGGTATTACTTTTTATGCCCTGTAGACATTTACTTTGATACTACAGATGAAGATAACATCCAGATAAAGTGGAAAAACACACAATATACGTTTATATTAACCCACTCTGAAGAACAAACTGGGAACTATCCATTAGATGAGTCATTTTGTAAACAGTCTTTTAGGTGGGTACCCTATTGGATGACAACTACACCGCCTGGATACAGCACCTTGTTTACACAGCCCTTTCATAGATTAGATTTACCGTTTATTACTACGCCTGGAGTTATTGATACTGATGAGATGCCTTCTGCTGGCGCTTTGCCTTTTAATATTAAAAAAGGGTTTAAAGGTATAATTAAACGTGGAACACCCATTGCACAGGCCATACCTTTTAAAAGAGAATCTTGGGAACACGAAATTGTTGATAACAGGCCTCAAGAGGTTATAGATAAGTTAAACTTAATAAGTGCACAATTTACGGGTTCTTACAAAGACCATATGTGGGAAAGAAAAGCATATAAATGAAAATTTCAGACAAATTTAAAAACAGCGAAAAAGGCAAAAATTTACCTAAACCTGTTAGACCATGGGACCTGCTAAAAACAAGCGAACCAAGAGCTACGGACGAAGTTGCTAGCGAGCGTCTTTCCATTTGTAGAGAGTGCCCAGAGTTATTAAAAGTTACAAGCCAGTGTAAAAAATGCGGTTGTTTGATGAACTTAAAGGTAAAGTTAGCAAATGCGTACTGCCCATTACACAAATGGATGCCAGCAACAGATATAGATAAGGCTGAAGATGACGCATCCGAAGATACTAGTAAGCATAGCTAACTATAAAGACCCAGAGTTTTACAAAACCGTAGTATCTTTATGGGAAAACGCCTATTATAAAGACTCTATAGTTTTTTCTCTTGTTTCTGAAGATGACCAGGAGTTTGATTTTTCTTTTATACCTAAAGATAACTTAATTTACCGTCATTTTTCCGCAACTCAGTATTATGGCGGCCTTTGCTGGGCTAGAAATTTAGCTACTCAAGTTGATTTTGAGTACGATTACTTTGTTCAGTTTGACTCCCACACTAGAGCCAAGCCTAATTGGGATAAAAACGGGTATGAAAAGTATAAATATGTTGAAGCAGCTTTTTCTAAACAAAAGGTTTTAATTTCTTATGCTCCCCCATCTTATTTAGTGGAAAGTGCTGGAACAGACATATTTGAGTTAGAAGATAAAAATCGTTTTGGTGGGCGGGCTATACAATTTGACTTTTTTGCTCCAGGATACGCTTTTCCTGGGTACGAGTATTTAAAGGGTACTGAGATACAAAGACATTACTGGACGACCTGTATGTACATGTTTGCTCCAAAAGCTTGGGTAGATGAGGTTGGGGTAGACGGGGTTGGGGCGTTTAACACAGAAGAGTTTAATCAATCATTAAGAACTTTTGCTAAAGATTGGGTAGTTTACGCAGTTGGGGCTAGAGACGTTTTTCATGAACATCACGCCTCTCATTTAAGAAATGAAACTAAAATGATAAGGCGTCCATGGGGCGACGCTAGAGTAGAGGCTTACTGGGAGCACGTAATTAAAGCTACCAATCATCTAGGGCGTTTAATATCTGGCCTTGAAGACGTCCCTCTAGAGGCTGTAGAACGGTTTTTTAAAGTCACTGGTCTAGATACAAAATGGATGAATATAGAAGGCAGTTATTACGACGGCGTAAAGAAGATACAAACTGAAAACGGTGAGCCGTTTGATAATTCTAGGAAAGGGATGCCTCCAGTGCCCTCTGGGGAGTTTCCAACAGTTTAATCCTGACAATTAGTAAATACTCTTAGATACTAGTATCAGCGCCCCCGATATCAGGCGTAATTACTTCTCTAGAGAAAAGGTAAACAATGTCAAGCTATAACTCACCGCTTCCAGTGGGTTCACCAGAGGGCACAGGCGCTTACGCCATTGCTATCGGAGATACCCCAGCTGGAACTAACAATGTCGGTAACTCGACCGACTCAGCAGGAAACGTACGAGTAGATTTTGTGTGGGGCAGCTTCCCTATGCAGCCAAACGATGAGCGTACAGACGGCACAGCAGTTGCAGTAGTAGCATCAAACGCATCTCAAAATTACAACTGGAATGGCTACTCAAACTACCCAAGCGCACGTCTAACTCCTGCAACTAGTAACAACCACACAGTTGCAGAAGCTGAATGGAACAACTACCCACAATTTACACCAGGCGCAGGTAACTACAAGGTTACAGCAGCTTCAGGTAACGGAACAACTGTTACTTACACAGCACAGAATAAGCTTGCAGTTGGAGATACTGTAAACATTACAGGTCTTACAGCTTCAGCTTACAACCTGTCTTCAGCAACAGTTGCTACAGCCGATGCCCTTAAGTTCACAGTAACTAACGCAGCTAACGCTGGTGAAATTACAGGCCAGTGGTACGGCAAGGTAGAGGCTACAAACGCTCTAACAGCATACGATGGCGCTGGAATCACATTCATCGTAGTACCTTCAGTAATTGGTGAGACAACAGCCCTAGCTCTTGACGAGCTTAAGGATGCTGGTTACGAAGCAGCTAACATCACAACAGCTACAGCAGCAACTAACGCAGCTATTTCAGTAACTGCAGCAGCTCGCACAGCTGGTTCAACAACTGCAACTCTTACAGCAACTGGAGCAGGCGCAGCCTTCCCAGTTGGCACAAAGATTACAGTTGCATCTCTTGCTGACACTGGTGCTCCACTTAACGGAACATACACAGTTACAGCTAATGCAACTAACACAGTTTCATTCGTATCTTCTGCTTCAACCGTACTTGCCCTCACAGGCTTGTCTGCTGGAACAGTCGTGGGCGTTGCTGGAACAATCAAGTCTCAGACAGTTGCAGCTGGAACAGCCTCAGTTCTTTCAACAGCTACAATCTCAATTACACCTTACGCAACAGCTTCATAATCTCTCAACACAAGCAAAAAGCCCCCAGCCATTGGCTGGGGGCTTTTTAGTTTAAAGGTATATTAGTTTGGGAACGCCTTTAGGTGTTCCTCGTATCTTTCTCCGTTTTTCTGGCCTGGGTATACTTTCCAGGCGGACCAATCTTTTCCGCCGTTTGACATGTGATACGCAATTTTTGCGTTAGTCACAGGGTCTAGAAGGTCTTTATTAGTTTTTAGTTCAAATTTTTCACGTCTATCGTCGCCAAGACTTCCCAGCATATTAATCTGAAACATGCCGTAAGAATTGTCGCCTGTATTGACGTTTCCATTATGAGCTAAGGGGCGACCGTTAGATTCTTTTTTAGCAACCGCGTAGGCGACCTTGAGAGCTTTTCCCTCAAAACCAACCGCGCTAAGCAGGTCAACTAAGTCTGTATCTGACAGTTCTTTTGCTCCTTTGTACTTATCTAGTGGGTCCACAGCGATTTCTTGTACTGTCACAGGTGTTACTTCCTCATCCGCATTAGCTAACGTGTGAGGTAGTGCTCCTATTAACAGTGCATACATCGAAAACACCGCCACTTTATCTATTGTTTCTTTTCTGATATTGAACATTTCTGCTCCTCTCAGTTGCAAAAGGCTCCATTACTGGAGCCTTTCAAGAACTAGGGTGCCACAGTAATACACGTATGCGCAAGTTAAGCCACGCTTAAAAAATATATTTTTTTTATGCTGACATATGACAAATATCATTATTTAATATAAGAGCTGGTATTTCCACATTTTATTGTGCTACGGATAACATATACGCGTATTCTAATTTAAATTAAACTACCTTTAGGAACAGAGCACATGACACTAGCTGAGTGGGCAGGCACCCTTGCAGGATTTGCGGCTTTTGGAGCCACAATCATCGCATCAACATCATGGGTATTAAAATCGTATTTAAAGAACTTTGTACATGAACTTAAGCCCAACGGGGGCTCTTCGATGAAAGATACCGTCAACTCAATACACGCAGAGCTTACAGAGCTTCGTATATCAGTAGCCCGCCTAGAGGGCCGCTTTACCCAGCATCTTGAGGATACTTCAAAGTAATTTAGCCTGACAGTACAGCCCGACTTTGGCACACTTATCTGTAGGACTAATTGCCAAAGGAGCAAAAAATGAACAAAGCGGTACTCTCATCTTACGCCCGAAACTTGCTTGGTCAAGTTATCGGAGCAATCGTTGTAGTTATGCAGGTAAAGGGTTTAGCTACCCCATTGGAATTTAGTCAGGGCGAGTGGCTACTAGTTGCTAACTCATTATGGGCATCCCTTGTCCCAGTAGCACTTCGCTACGTCAATAAAAAAGACCCAGCGTTCGGCCTTGTTGCCGCAAAGGGCGCATCACAAATTACAAAGTTAATTGAAGCAGAACTTAATAAGTCTGCAAAAAAGTCCGCTAAGAAATCAAAGTAAGGTTGGTACATATACATGTCTAAAATTCAATGCGACAACTGTGAGTTCTCAGCAGACTACACTTGCCAAGATTACGGCACTAACCCAGTTAACTATTGCACTAGCTGCTTACCTACATGGTTAGTAGACCGTGCTGAGGCTGGTCACTTCCCTTTGATGGAACAACTTCCAAAAGAAGAAAAAGCATCTAAGAAGAAGGCTGAAGCTAAAGCGGAAGAAACCAAGGCGGAAGAAGAAGCCCCTTCGGATGAAAGTAATTAGACGCCAAGCCATACAAGTCCACCCCGTACCTGAAAAGGTTATGGACCCGCAAGGCCCCTTCCCTAAAGAATTATTTAGAGAAGAACGCATAGTTACTGAATACGCTTCTCAATATGATGAGGACGGCTCAGACTCTCCTCTTGGAGCGACTGTTCAAAACAACTATAAACCAGAGCGTGTTTTGCGCTGCTCACGTTGTTTTGCAAAAGTGTTAGAATCCCAAACTAAAGACCACACTTGTGAAGAGGGTTCAGATGCCGAAGAAGACAGGTAACTACTACAAGAACTCTTTTGACCCAGCACAAAGGTCTTTAAACATTGCTCAGGCAATGGCAGAAAAACTAGGCATACAAACGCCTATAGATAAAACATTTTCTGTTGCAATACCTGACGAAGTGCAAAAAGGATTTAGACAGCAGTCTGCAAACACTAGTAACCCTTCTAGACCTAGAGCTCAAGCAATTGCATACGACTTTGCTAAAAACACTTTATATGTTGTATTTAGAGACGGCACTTGGTGGGAGTATAGAAACTGCCCAGCAGTCCACTGGCAAAACCTTCAACGCGCTGAGTCTACTGGTAAATATTTAAGAACAAGCGGTTTAGACGGCTGGGGCGATATGGGACCAGCAAACTTAAACGACACTGGCGGGCCCGATGGCGGAATGTCTCCATCTTCTAAAGAAATGCTAAGTTATCTAGCAGTATGCAAAGAGGTATGGAGTAAACCTTGAAAACATTCGGTCCACTATACGTAGGTAAACTTAAGTATTGGCATAAAAAAGCACTTCCAGTTCTTGAAGTAGGAACTACCCAAGAAACTGAAATGCCTTATAGAAAAGGCAAGTGTCTAGTTGCACGTATACCCTTTACCCACCCTGGTTATTTCTTAGGGGTCTGGGTTAAAAACCCAAAAATTGACTGGGATGATGACGACCGCATTGACGAGGTGCTATCCTCTGCTATGAAAGGCCGAAAAGCATGGAAGCCAGAAGACGGGGCATATGATGAATTTTTTTAAGAAAGAACCTTGGGTAAAGCCTTTTTCCGAAAAGGTGTCTAGAAGAGTTTCTAAGATAGCTACTGGTGAGTTAGAAATGTGGGCAGAACAGTCATTAATTGAGATTTCTAAGTGTTTATCTGGTTACTCAAAGAATAGAGAACAGTTTTACTTGGATGAAGCCCTACAAGGAGCTGAGGCTCTTCACGCTGTTGTTAACGAGCTGCATACAAGAATGACCCCGCGCTAGCGCAGCGTGTCCACTTTGTGCTAAAATTATCCTGCCTCTCTCTTCCTCTCCCCGTGTGATGTGGCAACGCAAATGGTCTGGGTTAACACCCAGGCCTTTTGTTTATGTAATAGACTTCGGTAATGGAGAACTACACTGTGCTAGAAGAAGATGAAGACGAGTTCTTTCCCGATGACGAGGTAGAAGACGAAGAACTTCCGCCCGAAGACGAGGAACTTGAGCTTGATGAGCTCTCTAAAGAATTTGTTAAAAAACTTATAGATAGATGCATTGAGTTTATGAACGCCCTAGTTGGGCATGAGCTACACCCTTATCAGATGCCGCTTGCTCGACGCATCATTGAGTCTGTAATCATTAATGACGGCGAAGAAGTAACTGCGCTTGCCGCACGTCAGTCAGGTAAGTCAGAGACTATTGCTAACACAGTCGCTACGCTCATGGTCCTTCTACCACGCTTAGCAAAGATGTACCCAGACCTACTTGGTCAGTTTAAAGACGGTATATGGATTGGTATGTTTGCTCCTGTTGAAGGACAGGTAGAAACGCTCTTTGGTCGTACAGTTAATAGGCTTACTAGTGAACGTGCTCAAGAAATCATGGGTGACCCTGAGATTGACGATAGCCTAGGTAAAGTCCCTGGAGTTACTAGACAGATTAAATTAAAGAACTCTGGCAGCAGCCTTATGATGATGACAGCTAACCCTCGTGCAAAGATTGAGTCTAAGTCTTTCCACCTTATTGTTATTGACGAGTGTCAAGAGGCCGACGACTTTGTTGTATCTAAATCAATCTCTCCTATGCTTGCGTACTACTCAGGAACTATGGTTAAGACTGGTACTCCAACAACAAGTAAGAATAATTTTTACCGCTCCATCCAATTAAACAAGCGTAGGCAGACTGGAAGGTCCAGCCGACAAAATCATTTTGAGTGGGATTACCGAGATGTTTCTAAATACAACGCCAACTACGCAAAGTTCATCAAGAAAGAGATGCTCCGTATTGGAGAGGACTCTGACGAGTTCCAAATGTCCTACAACTGTAAATGGTTGTTGGAGAGAGGGATGTTCGTTACATCCTCAATCATGGACGAACTTGGAGACACGTCCCAAGAACTTGTTCGTGCGTGGCATCGCTCACCTGTGGTTGTCGGTATTGACCCCGCACGGAAGATGGACTCAACAGTAGTAACTGTTGTTTGGGTTGACTGGGATAGACCAGATGAGTTTGGATATTTTGACCATAGAATCTTAAACTGGATGGAGTTACAGGGTGATGACTGGGAAGACCAATATTTTCAAATCGTTAATTTCTTGGGGAGTTATGACATACTTGCTGTTGGCGTTGACGCTAACGGCGTGGGTGATGCGGTTGCACAAAGACTCAAACTCCTCTTACCCCGAGCAGAAGTACATGCCATAGGAAGTAGCCAACCAGAACAATCTAAACGTTGGAAGCATTTAAAAGCTTTAATTGACCGACGTATGGTCGGTTGGCCAGCACATGCAAAAACACGACGCCTTCGTACTTGGAAACGCTTTTACCAACAGATGACGGACCTAGAGACAAAGTTCACTGGTCCTAATTTCCTAGCCCATGCCCCAGATGAAGCCCATGCCCACGATGACTACGCCGACAGCCTAGCAATCGCCGTATCTTTAACTATGGATTTAACAATGCCATCAGTAGAGGTGTCAACCTCCCCATTCTTCTCAAGGTAATTACCACTTTAGCCTGACTTTACGCCCAATACGTAGGACACTTTTATACGAGGTCCTCACCCTTTAATAAGGAGTTATAACTATGACAATCGCACCATCACCTAAGATGCCTGAACGTCCAGGAACAACTTACGACCGTAAGATGTCACCTGCAACACCAGGCCAGCGTGGCCCACTACGTTTTGAAGAAGGTCTTGCAACAGACACTGATATCCCAACGCAGTTTACAACAGGCGCTATGCAGGGATACGAACCTGCAGCAGGTCGCCCAAATCGCAATAAGCCTGTTCACACAAAGACTGCAGAAGAAACAATGCGTGAACGCGCACATGTTGGTTCCGCAGCATGGGTAGAAGCACCAGCAAGTCTCTCTGACTTTTCAACTGGCGCATTTGCTGACCATGGCGACAACCGTTTTGAGGAAGTTTTCCGCAACGGTGCTAACCAAAAAGCAACAAACCCAGCAGTAGTACAAGACTAATTAGGTTTACTACCCCCGTATTCAGTCTACAAAGCTGGCGGGGGTAGTTTTCCCATTTCAGAGGAACAGCAATGGCATTTATCAGAGGTAAAGAAGTAAAAGAAACGGCAAAGCAAGAAGCTGCCAACCCTAAACTTTGGAACATGATTACTGCTCAAGCTGGAGCAAAATTTTCTAAAAACTCACCTGCTCGCGGACACTGGATTCACGCTAAGTACAATCAATACGTTAAATCTAAAAAAGACGTTGACCCGCGTTTTAGAGACTACGTACAAGAAGCTGAAAAGAAAAAAGACGAGCAGAAAAAAAAGAAGGTCACTAAGCCAGTCAATAAAAAAGTTATTAAACGCGGCCAAAGTTTCCGCTAATACAATTAGCGTGGTATTCTTCTCCCAGCATAGAAAAACAAAGGTGGATAGTTGAGCATTGATTTCTCGCCACCGTCCTATAGGGCGGCGTCTAGCGACCTAACTATTTCCATCTCGCCATTAGGATTGGTTGAGTTAGCAGATGAAGAATTTGAAGTCCACGGCCCGCGTCTTAATCGTTATTCTCTTAACTGGGCTATGTATCTTGGTCACCATTACTCCTATCGCCGTCAAATAGGCGACGCACAGATAGTACTTAATTACTACCGTGCCTTTACAGATTTTATTATTAACTTTACCTTTGGTAAAGGTGTTAACTTCCGTTCTCCAAAAGAAACAGAGGCTATTGTTCCAGATATCTTGGAACGTGTTTGGGAAGTAGATAACAATAAGGCAACAGTACTGTGGGAAATGGGACAGCAAGGCTCTGTATCTGGAGACTGCTTTATCAAGGTTGCATACGAAGAAGCTTGGACTGATACATCTGGTCTACAGCACCCAGGACGTGTTCGCATTCTTCCACTTAACGCAGCTTTCTGTTTTCCAGAGTTCCACCCACATGACCGTGAACGTCTAATCCGTTTTAAATTAAAATACCGTTTCTGGGGCACATCGCTAGAAGGTACACGTCAGGTATTTACTTACACTGAAATTCTTACAGATGACATGATTGAGGAGTACATCAATGATGAGCTCATTGACTCTCGCCCTAACCCGCTTGGTATTGTTCCCATTGTTCATATTCCAAATGTTCGTATTAGTGGTAGCCCTTGGGGTCTTAGCGACGGTCACGATATTATTAATATTAACCGTACTTATAACGAGACTGCTACTGACATCGCTGACATCGTTAATTATCATGCTGCTCCCGTCACAGTCATCATTGGTGCCAAAGCTTCACAATTGGAAAAGGGCGCTAACAAAGTCTGGGGCGGTTTACCAAAAGACGCAAAGGTAGAGAACCTAGAAGGTGGCTCACAAGGTCTAAAGGGTGCAATGGAATTCTTAGCTATGCTTAAGAAGTCCATGCACGAGATGATTGGTGTTCCTGAGACTGCTCTTGGTCAAGCACAGCCTATCTCTAACACATCAGGTGTTGCGCTATCTATCCAGTTCCAACCTTTGATGAACCGCTATCACCAAAAGATTATTCAGTACGCACACGGCCTAGAGCGCGTTAACGAGCTTATCCTTCGTAGCATTGCTATCAAGGAGCCTGAAGTATTTATATGGGACCCAACAAGAAACGTTAAACTTAAAAAGGGTCAGGTTGACCGTCTAGACCCTAACGACCCTATTACGTATCAAACTTACGTATTCTTCCCACAGCCTCTTCCACTAGACAAGTTGATTGCACTTAACGAAGTCCAGTCAATGCTATCCCTAGGCCTTGAGTCTAAGGAAGGCGCTTTGCGTACTTTGGGTGAAGAGTTCCCAACTGAGAAACTTAATGAGATTCGTCAAGAGCTTCTTGATGACGCTACAGCCGATGGCGCACTTAAGTTGCTACAGACCCAGATTGAACAAGAGATTGCTGAACTTACAGGCACTATGCCTAACCCTGAAACAGGAGGCGCCCCTGGTGCCCCTAGTGCAACTGGAGCTCCTGGAGCCCCAGCAGTACTACCACCAACGATAGATGACGCGCTAGGTGCCGCCAATATGGGCGAAGCAGACCTGCGTAACAAGTTGGTAACTGAAGCTTATGGAACTGTCCTCCCACAGAGGCGAGTACCAGAAGAGTACGAAAAATAAAGGTTTAGCCTGACATTTTTTGTATTTAGAAAGACAATAGAATCAACGTTTGGTCATTTGTGCTCTCACTTCGGAAAACGACCCCTAGAATGTAAAGGATAACTATGGAAACAGCAGAAGTATCTAACGCTGATGCCTTCGCGGCAGAAGCAGGAGTAGTTCCAGTTGTAGCCCAGTCGTCAGACAACGCAGTTGTCGCTGACGCACCTACTACTAAGGCAACTTCTAAGTTTTATACAGAAGATGACTTGGCAAAAGTAAGAAGCCAAGAAAAAGAAAAGCTCTACCCTCAGATTGATAAGTTGAAGGAAGAACTCGACGCCATTAAAAGAGAACGTGAAGCAGAACTTGCTACACGTGCTGCAGAAGCAGAAGCAAAAGCTAAAGCTGAGCAGGAAGCTCTTGAAAGTGACATGGATGTTCGTACTTTGCTTAAGACCAAGGAACAAGAGTGGCAGGAGCAGTTGGAGCGTGAGCGTCAAGAGCGTGAACGTGCCTTTGCTCTTCTGGAACGCGAAAAATCTTTTGCTGACCTACAAACCTACCGCACACAGCGTGTAGAAACAGAACGTGAAGCTATTATTCCTGAACTGCTAGACCTTATCAGTGGTAACACCCCTGATGAAGTTGACGCAAGTATTGCAGGTTTAAAAGAACGTTCAGCAAGAATTCTTGAATCTGCGCAGTCAGCTATGCAGAACGCAAGGAAAGAAATGACGGGGACAAGGGTAACCACGCCCCCGCTCGGACAAATGGACACTAATATGGAGCAACGTAACTTTACGGCCGAGGATATCTCGTCCATGTCGATGAACGATTACGCAAAGTACAGAGAACGTATCATGAGCGACACTGCTCGTGGTAAATCTCGCGGCCTGTTCGGGTAAACCCAACAATCCCAAATTCCAACAAATAAGGAGTCACAAGTAAATGGCATCTGGTATCACGGGTACAGGCAACTTAGCCGCAGCCCCAACAGCATACTCAGGCACTAACACCCAGCTGACTCAAGCGATTCAGACAATCTGGTCCAAGGAAATCTTGTTCCAGGCTATGCCTATCCTTCGCTTTGAGCAGTTTGCAGTCAAGAAGACTGAACTTGGTGTTGCACCTGGTCTACAAATCAACTTCATGCGTTACAACAACCTAGGCTTCGCAAGCGGTCTTGTTGAAGGTGTACGTATGCAGACAAACGCGTTGACTGCACAGCAGTTCTCAATCACAGTATCAGAGCATGGATATGCTCTTGCTGTATCAGAACTTCTTCTTAACGCATCATTCGATGACGTAATGGCATCAGCCTCACGTCTTCTTGGTCGTAACATGGCTATCTACCTAGACCAGCTATCACGCGACACACTATATGCAGCGACTTCAACAATTTATGGTGAAGACCGCTCAGCACTTACAGCAGTTAACAACTGGTACGCAGATGGTACAACCGCTGCTAACCGCGCTGCTATGACAGGTACCTACTACATGACACCTCACACAGTGAAGGATGCAGTAGAGACCCTATCAACCAAGAACATCCCACGCCTCGGCGAAACATACGTTGCGTTTGTTCACCCACACCAGAGCCGTAAGCTCCGTGACAATCCAGAATTTATTGAAGTCACTAAGTACGCTGCTCCAGGTAACTTTATGCTCGGTGAAATCGGTCGTCTATACGACTGCGTATTCATCGAAACCACACAGGTTCTTAAGGTTGCTGGCGGTGCTGGTGCTTCTTACACCACAGACACAACTGTTGCTAACCCAACAGTAACTGCTGGTGGAGGTTACATCACTCCTGCTACAAAGACAGGTAATGGTGGTTCAGACCGCTACGCAGGTATCTTCATTGGAGATAACGCATTCGGTCACGCAATCTCTCTACCAGTTGAACTTCGCGATGGCGGAATTCTTGACTTCGGTCGTGAGCATGCTCTTGCTTGGTACTCAATCTTCGGTCTTGGTCTAATCACTGACCAGTCTGTAATCATTGCAGAAACCAACTAATTAGTTTTACCTAGGGGGCCTGGGCAACCAGGCCCCCACTTTAACAGTTACTAAATCGGAGGATATAAATGGCAAGTAAAGTAAAACCGACGGATGTTACTGGTCGCGTACGTGAAGCGGCTCTAGAAGAAAATCTAGAGGCAATGCAAGAACGCGCATCGGAAATGTCTATGGCTACTGCCGAAGCACAAATCAAGCTTGAAACAGAAGTAGTAGATGCAACCGTACCAAACCGTGCAACAGTTATTGTTGATGACCCAACAGTAATTAGCGAGTCAGAAGACTCAGTTGTAATCCGTGTTATCGAAACAATTGATTCTATGACACTAGGTGCAGGAAACTACTACAGCTTTAAAGCTGGACAGAAGTACAAAGTGTCTCGTCAAGTTGCACAGCATCTTGAGGAAAAAGGTTATCTAGCTGGAGTAATCTAAGCAGTTAACGGATTATCGAGCACTTAATTCGGCGGAGCGGCGGGCATTACTGCCCGCTTCTTCGTTTACATAGTCGTTAAAGGAGTGAATTAAGTGGCCTCAATGGCAGACCTTGTATCGAGAGTTCGTCTTGAACTTGGAGACTTACCTAAAGAATTTACCTTCACCGCTGATGGTGACGGTGTATTAAAAGATTTTTATTTAAACACTAAGCCTGTTGACCCATACACACTTTATGTCGCAGTTATTGACGACGTGGTCCCAGCACCCTTTGGTTATAAATTAGAAAAAGACCAAGGCATTATTCACTTTAAAGACCCCCTTATTGTTGGGGCAAAACTAGTTGTTAACGGAACTGGTTACAGATACTTTACAGATAGCGACATTGAGCGCTTTATTAATACTGCCGTAGAGCAGCACGTGTACGAAAGAACAGATAACTTTGGCAGCGCAATAAACCTTAAGATGATTCCTGGAGTTGAGGAATACCCAATTGCTATCCTTGCAACTATTGAAGCCTTGTGGGCTTTAGCTACTGATGCGTCCTTTGATATTAATATCACCGCGCCTGATGGCGTAGTGATTCCCCGTTCACAGCGCTATGCACAGCTGACTAACACAATTCAGCAACGCTGGGAACAGTACCGTCAGCTGTGCGCTGCTCTTAATATAGGCCTATGGCGTATACAGGTTGGCACTCTTCGTCGTACTAGCCGTCACACTAATAAATTTGTACCTATATACAAGGGCCAAGAGATTGATGATGCTAGAAAACCAGAGCGTATGTATCTTCCTGTAGACCCAATGGGGTATGAGCCTGTGCCTACAACAGCTGAGGTTTATGACATTGTTATGTACCAAGGCGACACATTTGAGCAAATTGTTGACTTTGCATTTAATATTACGGGTCTTACATGGAAAGCAGAGATTCGCACCTACCCTAATTCACCATCTAAATATGCCACTCTAGATGTTACAATTTTAGATGCTGCACAAGGAAGGCTTAAGTTGTCGCTAGTAAGTGATAAAACTAAATATCTTCCTGTTCGTGCGTTCTGGGATTTGCAGGCAACTAAAGTTTCAGACCCTACATGGGAAAAAACGTACTTGAGAGGTCAAGTATTTGTAACTCAACAGGTAACGGTGGACTAAAGTGGCAGATGAGATTATTGTCGTAGGCCCTGATAACAGCGATTGGTATCCAGGCGTAACTGGCCCTACCAGTGCAACGGGACCAACCGTACCTGTTGGTGTAACTGGCCCTACTGGACAACGCGGACCTACAGGTCCTGCTGGCGCAACAGGCGCAACAGGAGCCGCTGGTTTAACAGGCCCATCTGTAACAGGTCCAACTGGTCCTACAGGACGAACAGGCGCAACAGGTCCTACAGGTATTGCTGGAAGCGCTGGACCCGCTGGTGCCACAGGTCCTCAAGGTTATTCTGGTGTTCAAGGAGCAACAGGTCCTACAGGTGCACCTGGTCAAGGTTTAAATATTCTTGGCGAGTACCCAACACTTAATGATTTAACAACAGCAAACCCAACTGGTAGTGCTGGTCAAGCTTATCTTCTTGCTAACGGCAATTTAATTATTTGGAGCGGCGGTCAGTGGACTAACGTTGGAAACCTTGAAGGTCCAACTGGTGCTACTGGCGGTTCTGGTCCTACAGGACCACGTGGTCAACAAGGTCTTCAAGGTATTAATGGACCACAAGGTGCACAAGGTGACACTGGTCCTGTTGGTCCTACTGGCGCAACTGGTCCGCAAGGTCCGCAAGGTATTCAAGGAACACAGGGTCTTCAAGGCTTTGCTGGTCTTCAAGGTGTAACAGGTCCACAAGGTTTATCAATTACTGGTCCTACTGGTGCTACTGGTGCAACAGGCGCTGCATCGACAGTAATCGGTCCTACTGGTGCTGTAGGTGCTACTGGAGCTACTGGAGCAACTGGTGCTACTGGTGCTGCATCAACAGTGATTGGACCTACAGGTGCGACTGGTGCACAAGGAAATCTTGGACCTACAGGTCCACAAGGAAACATTGGTGCTACTGGTCCAACAGGTGCGGCATCTACTATTGCTGGACCAACGGGTCCAACAGGAACTACACGCCCTGTAACAAGTGTTACTTTTACTAATCAAGGTGTTTGGAGTTCACTTGGAACTTATGTTCTATATGACGGCGTAAGTTATGGAAGCGAAATCTGGGTATTAACTAACCCAGCACAATTTACAGTTGGTGGAATACCAAGTGATAACGGAACTGGTTGGGCTCTTTATGTAAAGGGTGCTACTGGTGCTACAGGCCCTACAGGTTCTGCAGGTTTCCCTGGTGCTGTTGGTCCAACAGGTGCTCAAGGTCCACAAGGTACTCAAGGTGTTGCTGGTACAGCAGGTTCTACAGGTACTCCTGGAACAACTGGTGCGCAGGGACCTACGGGTGCTACTGGTCCTGCTGGTTCTGGAATTTTTATTCTTGGAAGTTATGGCTCACTTGCTGCACTTCAAACTGCTCAACCTGTTGGAGCAACAGGTGACGGTTATCTTGTTAACGGTGTTCTATTTGTATGGGCTGGCTCTGCATGGGCAAGTGCTGGAGCAATCCAAGGTCCAACAGGTTCTCAAGGCGGCATAGGTCCAACAGGTTCACAAGGTCCTCAAGGAAATATTGGCCCTACTGGTGCACAAGGTATTCAAGGTATTCAAGGTGTTCAAGGTCCGACTGGTGCAACTGGTTTAACTGGTTTAACTGGTGCAACTGGAGCGCAGGGTATCCAAGGTGTTACTGGTCCAACAGGTCCTCAAGGTATCCAAGGTGTAACAGGACCTACTGGTATCCAAGGTCGCGGTTTAGGTATTCTTGGTTCCTTCAACTCTTTTGCGGAACTTAACGCAGCATTTCCAACTGCAGCAACTGGTGACGCATATCTTATTCAGGGTCAACTTTATGTTTGGCAAGGCAGCGCTTATGTAAACGCTGGTTTTGTTCAAGGACCTACAGGACCTACTGGTACCACAGGTATAACTGGTGCCACAGGCCCTACTGGAGCAGCATCTACTGTTGCTGGTCCTACTGGAGCTACTGGTCCACTTCCATTTACAGTTATTGGAACTTGGCAGCAAGGTCTTTCTTATCAAGTTGGTCAAGCAGTTTTCTACGACACCCCAACTTTAAAGGGAACATACGTTCGTAGAAACAGCGCATCAACTGCTGGAATCACTCCTCTTGAAGACACAGCAAACTGGCAAGCAATTGTTGCTGCAACTATTGGTGTTACAGGACCAACTGGGCCACAAGGTTTAACAGGTTTAACTGGTATTCAAGGACCTACGGGTATTCAAGGTCCAACTGGCCCAACAGGAAATCAAGGTTTACTAGGTCCAACAGGCCCTACAGGCACTACACTATTGAACGTAGATGGTGGCAGCGCCGATACCAATTATGGCGGGGTTATAACTATCGACGGAGGAGACGTGAGCGGTAACTAATGGCAATTAAATTACAATTACGTCGTGCTACGGCGTTACAGTGGTCAACTACTAATCCCCTTCTTTCAGAAGGTGAACTTGGTCTTGAACTTGACACTGGAAGATTTAAAGTTGGCAACGGTACACAGCTTTGGAGTGCGCTAGTATATGCCAGTGGTATTCAAGGACCAACAGGGCCTGCAGGCTCTAATGGTGTTGCGGGACCAACTGGTGCTGCGGGTTCAAACGGTGCTGCGGGACCTACAGGACTTCGTGGACCAACAGGTACACCAGGACCAGCTGGAGATGGTGGACGTGGTGAACAACTAGTTATGGATGCTCAACTAGAACTTGGCATCTTTTTTCCTCGTTATTCACAGACACGAACCACTACAATTACTCAGACCGTTATCCAACCGATTACGTTAATTTAGGAAGGTAATATTTAATGGCACGTAATATTGCGCCCGAGGATTATGTATTTAATCCAACGACAAAGACAATTACTATTGAGCGCTACATTAAGAAAATTCATTTCTTCCTTATTGTTAACGCAACAACTAACCAGGTTCTTTTCAACTTTTCAGACCCAAATACAACAGCAACAGTAACCTACATTTACCCAGACAACAGCATCTCAAACCCTTATGGTCAACCAGACTATAAAACTGTTATTCAGCTAAATGCATCTCTTAGCACAACAGGCATGTCTGCAACGGACAACCTACAGATTGTTGTAGATGACGAACACCAAAAGGTAGACTTTAGCGACGTTATGCTTGACGGAGCTCAGAAGCTTCGTGTCTCAGAACCACAATCTCTTATGGATACAGACTTTGAATACTCTGTACAGCCATCTAAGTGGGAAGCACTATTCTTACATAATAACTACCCATCATTCTTCCCTAAGGCAACTGGCGGTAACGCAATTGACCTTGTAACAATGGTTGGCGATGGAGCTCGTCCACGCTCAGTAATCACTGTTACCACAGCACTACCACACTCTTTATCTGCTGGTCAGGTAGTATCGGTTCAAGAGACTCTTAATTTTCTTGCAGAAGGAACTTCTCTTGTAACAACAGTGCCTACTACAACCTCCTTTACCTATACTGCTCGCGGAATTGTTTCTGGAGATATTTTATCTGGAACATTGACAAACGTATACGGTGGAGACATCTTTGATGGTGCTCATATCCCAGGTGGAAACGCACCTATCGGTGGAGTTTCAAATACTAAATCTTTTAGAGCAACAACTGATGGTGCCGCGCCTATTTCAAAGGTGACCGTAACATTTGACAACCCACACGGTGTTTACCCAGGTTCCCTAATTGTGGTTTCTGGAACTAACAGCTTTGATGGTAACTGGTCAGTGACAGACGTACCAACAACACGTACTTTGTCTTTTCAACTAGACCGTCAACAGTCTGCTGTAACAGTTCCGCAGACTGCGTTAATTTTAACTAAGAGCGATGGTTATATCGTTCACCGACCATATGATGGTGGTGTTTCTCTTACAACAGCGACTAACACTATGGGTAACCAGGTTATTCGTCAGACTCGCCGTTACTTCCGTTATCAGTCAGGTAAGGGTATTCAGTTCTCAACTGGTGGTCAGTTAACTCCAGTATTTGACGTAGAACAGATGTACTTAAATGGCGGCACTATAGGCTCAGGAATTATTACAGTAAGAACTGTACAAGACCACGGTTTACAGGCTGGAGTAGGTATCCAGGTTGAAGGTGTTACAACTCGCGCAGAGTACAACCCATACAACGGTAACTTTGTTGTCTCACGCATCATTGACGTTAACACATTTGAGTACACAACTAATCTAACTAGCGCTGTCTCTTTAGTTGACCAAAACCCAGCAGGAGTTAACGTCTATGTACACGCCCGTACTTGGTACGGAGCTGTTACTCGTGCAGGTTTGTATGACGACCAAAACGGTTTCTTCTTTGAATATGATGGACAAAAAGCGTTTGTTTGTCGCCGTCACTCTGAAAAAGAAGGCATTGGTCGTATTAACGTAACAGCTGATTCTTCATTTGTTACTGGTGTTAATACTCAATTCCGTAAGCAATTAGTAGTTGGAAATACAATTGTTATTAAGGGTGCAACATATAAAGTTGTACAAATTAACTCTGCTACTTCTTTAAACATCGCACCTGCTTACAAAGGCCCTAACGGTATTAGAACTCGTTACTTAATTACTCAAACAGAACGATTCCCACAAGAAGAGTGGAACTTGGACCGATTTGACGGTACAGGCTCATCGGGTTATCAGTTGGATATGGGACGCATGCAGATGCTCTATATCGACTACACCTGGTACGGTGCTGGTGCTATCCGCTTTGGTATGCGTACCGTAAGTGGTCGCATTAACTGGTGTCATCGTATTGCCAATAACAACGTTAACAACGCTGCGTACCAACGTTCAGGTAACTTACCTGCTCGCTATGAAGTTTCTAATGACCCATCACTCTTCTCAAAGATGTTAGCTGGTGGAGCTGCAGGAACAATCGGCGCACAGCTTGGTCCAAACGATACAGTGCTGTGGGTTGAGAACACTCAATACTGGCCACCTGCAGGTTACCTATTAGTACGTGATGATACTAACGTAGAAATTATGCGTTACTCATCTGTAGGAGCATATGACCCTGTAAAGAAGTGCGCTCCTATCTTTATTGCGGAACGTCGTGCATCTGTTACACAAGTTTACCCAGATGTACCCTTCCAGTTTGCTGGAACTAAATCACCAGTAACATTTGTACCTGACTCCTCTTACACAGGCGTTGGTGGAAATGCTCAGGTTGCGGTTCAGTCTATTACTCAGAACTGTGCACCTATTATTAGCCACTGGGGTTCTTCTGTAATCATGGATGGTAAGTTTGATGATGATACAAGCTTTATCTTCACTGGTGGTATGACTAAGCTTCTTAACGTGCCAGCTGGTATTACTCGTCCACTAATTGCAGTACGTCTTGCTCCATCTGTAGATAACGCTATTGCTCGTAACTATGGTATTCGTGAACTTGCTAACCGCATGCAGTTAAAGATGAACTCTATTGGAGTTTCAACTAACGGACAGTTCCGTATTGACGGAATCCTAAACCCAGGAAGAATTGAATATACTAACTGGACTCCTGCTCAGTTGACTACTACACGTTCTTCAGTAACAGGTACCTCAGGAACGCTAAATATTACAGTAAATGACGCAACAGGTACTAACGGACTTGTTCCTGGTATGTTGGTATCAGGTTCTGGTATTGGAACTGCGGCTACTATTGCTTCAGTCGCTGCTAACCGTATTACTCTTTCTGTTCCGAATACTGGAACAGTCTCTGGAGGTATTACTTTTACACCTCGTCAAGGATTTACAGGTATTCCTAATGACTGGACTCGTGACCTTGTAGGTTCTGGTTCTCTTGCTCAGATTATCTACTTTGATAACTCAGGCCCTGGAGCTGGTGGAGTTCAGACATCATCTGGTCTAATCACAGGTGGTGACTCTGTAGCATCCTTCTTCTCTGAAAACGGTGGTGGTGCTTCTAACTACAATATTTCCAACTACGACCTTACAAAGATTCGTGACCTTGGAAACTCAATCCTTGGAGGAAACGGAAACGTTTCTACCCCAGGGTACCCTAATGGCCCAGATATCCTGGTCTTGACTGCAACCAACATTGGTTCTTCAGCAGCCAATATCTCAGCTCGTATCTCATGGACAGAGGCTCAGGCATAATGTTCAAAGTTTACAATGACCTCGTATTTAAAACTGATACACTTTTAATAGCCTCGAAAGGTAGGTAAAAACATGCCAGATTACAGCTCCCTTAGTACCCAGATTACCGCTGTTAAAGAAGAAATTACAGCAAGCCTTGCCGCTGCTACTTATACAGCGCAAGACCTAATCTATGTGACTAAGTCACTAGAAACCCTAGGCACCCTACTAGGTGTTAATGACATTGTTGCTGCAACCGCTGACCGCGTAACAGTAATCAATACTGCTGGTACAACCCAAACTGGGCTTGTTAACTCTGCAGGTACAACACAGGTTGCAGCAGTTAACGCTGCTGGAAACACCAAGGTCGCTGCTATTCAAGCAGAGTCCGCTAATCTAACCACACTAGCTTATATAGGAGTACTAGCATAATGCCAACAACAGTAACACGATTTAAAGCGGGTACAGCTGGTACCTCTGATGCTTCTCCATATGCAGTTCCAGCTTCAAACACTGCTATTATTACTAACATCATTCTTTCAAATAAGACTGGCGCTACCCGTACGGTAACCATTCTTACTGGAGGAGTTTCATTTTGCACGGGTTTACAGGTACCAGCAAACGGTACTGTAAATTTTGACGTTCGCACAGTTTTAAACGCCGCAGAAACCATTGCAGTAACAGCTGACGTAGCAGCCAGCGTTGATGTTTTAGTTTCAGGTGTATTGATTTCCTAAACAGATAAAGGACAGGTATATAAATGGCTATTTCCTCAAGTAAAGAATTTATCGTATTTCCAAACGATAACTCTGGTCGCGTATATGTTAAAGAACAGGCCT